TGCCCAGCGGGGCCCACAGGAGGAACCCGCTCTTAACGAGGAGCTGGGGGTCGGGCATCGTGACGGGCATCGGGGTTCCCTTTCGAGGGTTCGCGGGGCATAAAAGAACCCCGCTCACCGGGTGGTGACGGGGGCGAATGGGGGGTGCGGCTACTTCCGCGAACGAGTCGGGAGTCGTAACGTGCCGGACCGTGCGTATCCGTTTGCTTGCTGCAACTGTCGCCGTCGCATCGCTGACACTGGCCGGCTGCGGCCGATCAGCCGCTGAATCGCGGTTCCTCGCCTCAGTGCACGGGGACGCTCCAGGCATGAGCGACAGCACGCTGCTGCAGGCTGGCCACGACTTCTGTGACCACCGCGACGATCCGGACGGCGGATACAGCGCCATCGACTACATCGGCGACCAGGGCGAACAGCTCAACATCGGCCTGTCGGCCGACCTGTACCTCTGCGACGGCTAGACGTCCTACTTCTCGGCGTCGCTGTTGGCGGCCTGGTCCTCGCCGCGCTTCTTCACCAGGCCCTGCTCGTCGTACTTGAACTTGGCCACGTTGCTGACCGGCACCGGGTGACCACGGCGGTACGCCGGCACGCCGTTGAAGGAGATGTCCGCCGTCGCCACGAAGGTGCTGTACTCGGCCAGCTCCTCCTCGGCGCGCTTCTCGTACGCCTTCTGCGCCTTGCTCTGCGGGGTCGCGGCGGCCATGTGTGGGGCTCCTCAGGTTGTCGTGGTGTAGGTGAGCGTCAGCACCAGCTCGGTAGCGGTGCCGCGGGCGTTGGAGATGGAGAGCACATCCACCGCGGCGTGCACCTCGGAATCCTTCGACAGCGCACCGCCGAGAGTCGTGTCGTCGGCGATCGCCTGCTGGATCGCCTCGACGATCGCGAACGCGTTGTTCTGCGCCGTGTCATCGGTGTTCCCGGAGTTGGCGACGATCCGGGCGCGCACATCCCCGGTCTCCGACCAGACGGTGCCGTCGTAGGCCGGCTCGCGGCTGTAGGTGCCGGCGTTGTCGTCCTCGACGAAACCAACCGCGACGTACCGCTTGGGCGCCGCACGACCAACCGGCGGCCCGTCGAACACCTGCACGTCCGACAGCCCCGTCAGGGTGGGGATGGTGTCGGCCAGCCAGTTCTTCACGTTCGGCCAGGCGGTGGCCATCAGGCGATCCGCGGGCCGAGCGCGTGCGGCTCCAGCAGCGTCTTCGCCCGGTTCGGAATCGCCGGGGCAAACCCGACGTTGGCGGCGTACTCGTCGTCGGTGGAGTTCGCCGGCAGCGGCATGGCACCGCGCTGCGTCTCCCACAGGTTGGCGGCGATGACCAGCGTGGCCAGCGACACCGACGGCGGCACGTCGGAGTAGCCCACCGTGTACGTCAGCTTGACGTCACCGCAGAACAGCCAGCCGTTGGCCTGCCGAATCTCGCCGGTGTCGGTGTTGACCTCGTAGTCGGTGACATCCTGGTCCGCCCAGACCGTGCCCGGATACCAGCGGGTGCTGACCGCCGTCAGCGCAATCAGCGGCGCCCGGCGGGTGACGAGCGTCGGCCCAGATGCCGCGTAGTGCGTCTCGGTGACCGGCGACGATGCGAGCGGGCCGACGATGTTCTCCACGACGTCGATCGCCGCATCGAGCATCGTCGTCAGTTCGGCGTCGTCGTCGGTGCCGGTGATGTCCAGGTGTGCCTTGAGGTCGGGCAGCGTTGGCGCGGGCACGCGACCTCCCTGGTCAGTGGAGTGCCACCCGGCCCGGCGGAGTAGGACCGGGCCGGGCGGCAGGGGGACTACTTGGACTTGCCCTCGGCGTGGGTGGCCGCCTTCGGGGCCTTCTTCTCCGGTGCGGCGACGACCTTCACCGACGGCTCACCCGAGTGCGGGCCGACCGCCGGCTTCGTGGACGTCTTCGGCCGGTGCTCCTCGGGGAGGTCTTCCGGCTTCACGCGGAGCTCCACGCCCGGGGCGCCGGAGAACTCCACCGTCACGTTCACGTCCGGGCTGAGGCCGCCGACCGACTTGGGCCGGTGCTCCTCGTCCAGTTCCTGCTCGTGCCGGACCGTCTCCCCCTCGGCCTCCTTCTGGACGGCCTTGAGGGACTTCTCGTCCACGATCGTCTTCGGGGCCGTCATCAGAGCCCCGTGACGGTGCCGAAGCCGGCCGGGCGGTAGACGAGCAGCATCAGCCGCTCCTCCATGCGCAGGGTCGTCAGGTTGTTGGTGAAGTTGCTGGCGTGCTGGTTCGACGCCTCCACCGTGATCCCGCCCTTGCGGAAGATCTGCGCCTGGTTGAAGTCACCGACCAGAGCCGTCCCGGCGGCGATCCGCGGGGTGACGACGACGCGCTTGCCCCACAGGCTCTCGGCGTTCGGCGCGAACGGACCACCGGCGTAGTAGATGCCCTGGCTGGACTTGGTCAGCAGGACGTTCTGCCACGAGGTGGGGTCGATCACGACCGCGTTCGGCTCCACGAACGCGTTGGTGCGGATGGCGGTGATCTGCCGGTAGATCACGTCCATGTCGGTGTCACCGGCGACCGACGGCGCGGTGCCCTTGACGATGGAGGTCTGCAGCCCGGACCGGTTGAGCAGGCCGATCAGGTTCTCCCCGGTGCCGTCGCCGTTGAGGAGCTGCGCCTCCTCCTGCTGCCGCACGTCCAGCACGCCGCGGTTGTCCAGGAACGCCCGCAGGAACGGGAAGTCGGCGAACATCTCGTCGGTGACCGTGAAGGTCTCCGCGATCTTGTGCAGGCGGGTGTCGACCAGGGTGAAGCTCTCGGCGCCCTCCGGCTTCGCCGCGCCCTCAGCCACCGTCGCGGCGGCGTTGGTGTGCGACTGCTCCACGAGGTACCGCATGTACGGGGTGTCCGTCGCGCCCGAGGGGATCAGGTCGGCGATCGTCAGCGGCATGTACAGCAGCGGCAGCACACCGGGCAGCACCTGCGGGGTGCTGACCAGCGAGTAGCCGGGGCCGGGCGTGCCGGTGGTGCCCTCGGAGATCGTCGTCTTGAAGCCGAGGTCCAGGCTGATGTCAGGGCGGCGCCCGGACTTCAGGCCGCCCTTGCCGCTCACCTGCGACAGGTAGGCCTCGGAGGCGACGAACTGCTCGCCGATGCTCTTGGCGACGTTCTGCTCGCCGCGAGCCTCCGGCGACGCGTCGGCCGGCTCGGTGTTGCCGAACGCCTTGGCGCGGGCCTCCTCGACGTACTCCAGGTTGGAGACCTCGTCCATCCAGGACTTGATCTCCGGCTCGATCTCCTCGAGCTTGGCCCGCTTCTCAGCGGCGGTGAGCTTGCTGTCCTCCGCGAACGTCAGCGCCTTGGCCGACAGCTCGCGGACCTTGTCCTTGGCCTCGAGGAGACTGGGCATGGGTGTGGTTCCTTCCGGGGGAGGGCATGCCGCAGCGCGGCTTCAGGGGTTGGAAGTGGCGCCCGCGTCTCCACGGGCACCTCCCGGACTGGCCAGGTCCGGGAGGCGGTTCAGGGGCGGCTCAGAGGGCCGCAGCAGCGCGCAGAACCAATGTCTGCGCCTTCACGTACAGGTCGTCCTCGTCGACGGCCTTCTCGTCGCTCTCAGGCTCTTCGTCGGGGGCCGCAGCGGGCTCCTCCGGCTCGCTGGCCTCGGCGTCGACGGGCTCATCTACCGACGCGGCGGTCAGCGCGTCGGTGGTCGCCTTGAGAGCCTGCAGCGCGTCCGCTCCCTCACGGGCAGCCTGTTCGACCACCCGGAGGGCGGCGGCGAAGCTCTTGCCGTCCGGGGCGTCGCAGTTGCACGCGGCGCCGTTCTCCACGGCCAGGTCGTGCATCTGCTGCAGCCGCTTGGCGTCAGCGGAGGAGTTCCGCGCGCCCGCCTTGGTGTCGGCGTCGTCGTGGTCCGGTTCGAACGCCTTCGAGGCGAGGATCACCGCGTTCGGGTTCGCCGGGACCGCCACGAACGCGCCGTTCAGCAGCTCCCGCTTCGTCGTGCCCGCCTTCGCGTCCTTGCGACGCAGGAACGCCACCGACGTGGTGCGGATGTGGCCCTCGTTGACCAGCCCGCGCACCTCCTGCGCCAGCGGCCGGGACGAATAGGTGCCGTCCACGTACATCTTGCCGTCGGTGCCGATCGACGGCTTCCCCGAGCCGACCGTGCCCGCGACGTTCATCGAGTGGTCGATGTCGAACGTGATGTGCTCCGGCAGCGGAGTGATCCACTCGCCGGACTTCAGCGACTCGCCGTCCCGGTCGAACGTGTCGTCGGACAGGATCACCCGGAACGTGCCGTGCTCGCTGGTGCCGTCGTCGGCGCCCGGCTCGATCTGCGCCATCGCCTTGCGGATCACGTCGGTCACGCTGTCTCCACCTCTTCGTCAACAGGGCGCAGACTCCGGACACGCACCGGCACCTGCTCGATCGTCGTCCCCGGCGGCGGGCTCACGGCCGCGGCCTCCAGCGGGATAGCGGCGGCGTTGATGTACAACTTGTCGCCACCCGGCAGCGGCTCCAGACCACCCTCCGCACGCGCCTCGTTCGGCGTCTTCTGCGCAGAGAACACCGCCGCCTGATTCGCCTTCGCCCGCTCCTCCGGCGAGCCGCGCAGCACGTCATCGAGGCTGAACAGCACCGTCGCCCCGCCGAAATCGACGCCGAGGTGGTGGTCGATCGTCGACTCGTCCTCGCCCAGCCGCGGCGCCATCGTGTCGCGGTACATGCTTCTCATCTGTTCGGTGATGTTGCTAAAGGTGGCGCGGTCCAGGATGTGCACCACCGGCGGCGGCACGTCGTAGACGCCGCACACCTCCTCGCGGTTCAGCTTCCGCGAGTCGATGTACTGCATCTCCTCGGCGTTGAGCTGCACGACGGTGGGCTTCATGCCCTCCTCGAGCACGGCCGTCTTGCCGAAGGAGTCCACGCCGCGGTGCAGCGCCTCCCACTGCGCCTTCAGCCGCTCCGTCGCCACCTGCGAGAGCTGGCGGTCCGTCGACAGCAGCACCGACGGGCGCGCCCCGTTCGACCAGAACGCCTGCGTCGCCCGCCGGGACGCGTCCTCGTTCAGCAGCGTCATCCGCAGCGGCTCCAGCGGCGACAGGCCGCGCTCGGGGCCGTCCGGGTTGTACGACTTGAAGTGGACGATGTCCTCTTCCGGGAACACCACCTCAGCGGTCGACGCGCTGTAGTGCCCCGGCAGGTACAGGTACTCGCGCCCGCCGCTCTGGTTGCGGCGGACCGTCAAGTTCGTCGGGTGCAGCGGCCACAACTCCCGCGGCCGGCCGTTGCGGTCCCTGATCTTCAGCCACATCGCCTCGCCGTAGATTTCGCGCGTGCTGCGCGTCCACGCCTGCAGCGAATAGCCGTCCATCTTCGGGTTGGGGCGCCTCAGCAACTCCAGCAGCTGCTGGTTGTCGCTCTTCAGCGGCAGCCTCGCCTGCGACACCGCCAGCTTGCGGACCACCGTGTACACCCAGGTCTGCTGCTTGTACAGCGCCCCGTAGGCGGCGAACCTCTCGACGAGCTCCAGGCCGGTCGAGCCGTAGTACATGCCGGTCGACCACGGCGGCGTCGCGTCCGCGTAGACGTCCGGGCCGTAGCCGGTCACCTGACCCTGAGAGAGGAAGACCGCCACGGTGCTCCCTCCTAGGGCTTCTGCATGTACGAGATGGAGAGCCGGGGCAGCCAGACCTCGCCGTCGACCGGGCGCCACTCGCCGCCGTCCAGCGCCTTCACGCCCCGCAGGACGATGTGCTCGTCGTCCACGTCCTTCAACTGCCCGTCCCAGGTGTCACCGGACGTGCAGGTCACCAGGAACCGCTCGTTCACCTGCAGGCGGAGCATCCGGTCGTGGGCGCGCATCACAGGACCAGCAGCTCCCGTTCCTCGTAGACAGATGGGCGCTCGGCCCCCAGGCCGTGCACAGCGAGCGCGGCAGCAACCAGCGGGGTGATGTCCAGCGATCCCTTACGGTCGAGGACCTGCGTATTGCCCGACGACTTCCACCGGGCGCCGCGGACCGCCGTGTTGAGCGCGGCCTGGTTGCCGTGCCGAAGTTCGCCGGCCAGCACCAGGCGGACCAGTTCGTTGTGCGCCTGCGCCTGCTCACCCTCGGACGGCTGCTCGGCGTCCTCGACGAGGCCACGGGATGCCGTGTCGACGATGACCGGCGACGCCCACCGCTCCCGCAGTTCCTTCACGCGCGCCGCGACCCAGGTGGTCGTCGGGCGGTAGTCCGCCAGCATCACCTGGATGCCTTCAGCACGCCGCCAGGCGACCGCCACGGCTGCCCAGGAGTGATCCGGGGCGGTCGCCACGGCGAAGACCTGATCGGTGCCCCGCTCGGCCTTGGCGTCTGCGAAGGAGGACCAGATGTCGGGGTCGATGGCCGTCTTGTCGGCGCGGTCGGCCCATAGACCCAGGCGCTCCCGCCCGAACTGCTCATCGGGGAGCGCCGCACGCTCCGTGACGATGAACGACTCGGGGATGCGGTAGCCGAGCGATGGGTTCGCTTGAGCCCATGCTGCGCGGTCATCCAAGTTGGCGCCGTCCTCGGCCGACCACTCGAAGAAGGCCAGTGACGGATCGCCGCCGGCAAGCCCCCGGCGCCTAATGTGAGCAAGCTGCTCCGACGACGCCATGCCGGCTGACGACGTGTACCAGACCTGCGGGTTTGGCCGAGCGGAAAGCGTTGGGAGGATCGCGCCCATCTGCTCCGGCGTCAGGTTGTAAGCCTCATCGATCACGACGAGATCGGCCGAGAAGCCACGGCCCGATCCGCCGGACCGGGTCACGAACCGCAGGCGTGCCCCGGACTGCAACTCGATCGACTCGGCGCCCGACGCGGTGCGGATGATCCGGACCTGCTTGGCGAACATCTCGGTGCTCTCGACCAAATCCCGCACCCGGCGGAAGTGCTCGGCCGAGGTCTTGAACTCGTGAGCGGAGTGCAAGATCAGCGGCGGCGGGGCGTCGGGGTCGGCCAAGAACAGCGCGGCCAGTTCCAGCGCCTCGAGGATGCTGCCCTTCCCGTTCTGTCGCGGGCAGATGAGCCCCACCTCAAACGCGGCCCACTTGCCCGCGGCGGTCTCGCCCATCGCGTCGCGCAGGACGAGCTGCTGCCACGGGTAGAGGTGCAGGCCGGCGTGGGCCGCCAGCTTCACGGCCTCCTCACCGGCCGTCGAGACCGACGGCGGGACGCTATGAACCCGAGGCCGCTGCGCGCCTACGCCGCCGCTGGGCGGCGAGGTCATCGATGCCATCGGAGTCCTTTACGGCTGGCAGCGCGGCGATCTCGGCGAGCACCGCCTGGTAGCGGGATGCCAGGGCGGCGTAGTCGCGGTCACTGGCACCGGGAAGGCGAGCCTCTAGGCCGTCGCGGAGGTCTTCGAGCCGCTTGCGGCGGTCCTCATCAGGCAACGGCTCGCGCGGGGCTCCGACGGGTGCTTGAGGACGTGGCATCTGACACCACCTCGAATGGCCGGTCGAGCGTTACCAGCAGCGCGCAGTGCTCGCACCAGGCGTTGCCCGCGTCGCTCAGGTCGACCGCGAGTCCACACCAGGGGCAGACGACCGCAGAGGGCGAGCCGTCGTCGAAGACGTGCACCGAGAGCTTCTGTCGTCGGCAAGGGCCCTGCAGGGCGACCAAGAGTCCATCGACGCTCTCGGACGGCCGGGCCGCACCAAATCGGCGGAACCGGCGATGCGGGCGGTCGTCCTGCCAAATC